TTTGAGTTAATCGTCTGATATGTTTTAACGCCTTCTTCTAAGTTAGCAGTAGAGGGGCGTGGAAGCTCAGCGTAAGAAATGCCGCGAGTTTTATATACAGGCAACGCCATTTTTAGAAGCCTCCAAACGCAAAGGTTGATGGAGCATTGGCGGTGCTAAACGAGAAGCTAGTTGGCATTGAACTCATCATTGATAGATCAGCAATTTGTGCGCCAGTAGTTGTTGTTGCTGCTGCGCCTGGAGCTAACTGGTTGTAACCGTAAGCACCCATTGCAACGCTAGACAATGCGCTAACGTACGCTGTTTTCATTGCTTGATCACCAGCAGCCTTCAGTGCTTGACTCTGAGCTAAGCCACCTGCAATTGCCATGTCAGCATTCTCAAGGCCAAGGTTGTATTCTTCACCAGCTTTAAATGCGTTCCATTGAGCAACAGTTAAATTAGAGCCACTAAATGGATCAGTGCCACCTGCTGCGCCACGAGCATTAATTGTGCTTAGCATACGAGTCTGAGACTCCATAACACCAAGGGCTTGCTTGCCATAATTCAGAGCATTTTGTCTGCCTTTAAGCTCAGCAAATTGTGCATCAATGCCATATTTAGCTTTAGCAAAACGACCTTGTTGTAATGCGCCTAGCGCTTGTACTCCAGCAGCAACAGCAAATGCTATATGTGCCATTATGAACCTCCGCTCGTAGCGACCTTGTACTCAAGACCCAATAATGTGAGCTTGAGTGGATATTCTTGTGTAACTGATACTTTAGCTTCACGACTGTAGCCACGCTTGCCATACAGGGTCTTGATCCCCGTAAATTCAGACGTTGGAGAATCTAGTGTTCCTGCTGTGTCAAGCGCTCTAATTGGCAGCAATACGCCATTAACAGACAAATGCTGGGTTGAATCAACAACTGCATTTACCTCAACAATACGCTTCTTAAAGCCTAGTCGAGTACCTGTGCCAATGTCTTTTTCTACTGGCATAGTGGTTACTTCAACATTGAATGGCAAGCCTACTTCATAGCTAGAAGTAGATGCTCGGTCAAATGTAATAGCGCCAGAGCTAACTGTCTCATCACCTAGCACGTTACCGTCAGCAATCACATTTAACGATGCGTCTTCGTGAGGAAGTGAAGTGGCACCAGAAGCAGCGCCACCAGTGAAAGCGCAATCAGTGAAAACAGTAGAGTCAAATTTCTCAACAAAGAATTTATCAGTGCCATCAAATGTTCTCTTAGTGATAACGTAAATATCAGTTACGTCAACAGCAACCTCGATAAACTGACCATCAGTAATTAGCTCAGATGGGGCAACTACCTGCTGCTGAGTGAACAAGCTGTAAGCCACTATTGATCCATCGTCTTCATTAACGATAAGCAACAAGTCAGTCTCATCCGTAGAAGTAGCCTTACGGATAGCCATCTCTTTTGGGCCTTTCAACAAATGTGACGATAACAGTGATATTGAGTTACTGACGTATGCCAATGTCGTATCACTGTAAAGGAATTCTGACAAAGCTTTACCTTGGCGACGAATATAGATTGTGCCTGAGTCAAGCTGAACAACTCGGATACCTTCTCTTACGCCATTACGAGTACCAGTACGAACAAAAAAGTTAGTAGGAGTAATAGGCTGTTGCGTATCCTGCGGAATGAAGAATTCACCGCCACTCGTGAAAACTTGTAGGTCACGGCCTGAGATGATGTCGATGATAGTATTGAGCGTGTTCGTATCGAGCGTCGCTTCCACAGCATCGTCGTCATAAGCCTCTACAGGTTGGAAATCAAAGAAGAAGCCGATCTTACTGCCCCAGATGGTTGTAGGACGACTCTTACTGCCACCAAAGTACAAACGACCCTCGTGGAAAGTACAGGTACGAGGCCAGCCTTTAGATGAAGACCAAACATCTTCGTAGCCTGTTTCTAGCTCCCAGTTGCCATTAGAAATAGCATTGGTATCAAAGAATGGAACCTCAGTAACACCTTTAACAGAAGTACCAGAAACATACTCAGTAATACGCATACGACCCTGAGGTGATGCGTTAATGTACTGATTGACATGGCTAGAGCTAAATACGCTAGCTGATGCTGTAATGGTTACAGTGCCACTGATCTCGTCAGGAGTAATGGTGCCTGATGGGTTGCTAGTAGATATAGTGAATGCGTACTGAGGAATGCTGTCGAAAGTAATCGAGCTAACAGTCCAATCAGCATTGGTAGCACCACGAACAATCTTGAGTGGCTGAATGTCAGGATGAACTACGATCAGTGTGTCAGCAGACTGAGTCCAACACATAGTATCTAGCATGGCTGAAGTCAACCCGCTAATGGTTGCGTAGTCATTACCTGAGCCATTAATGTCATCAATAACAGCTCCGTCACGGATAACGTGCATCTTGCCAGCAGTAAACATCAACATATAGCTGTCTGATGTGCTGAACTCGAATGGTACTAAACGAATACCATCATCAGGATTGTAAGCTGCATCTAGCTCATAGATATGCTTTAGACCTGGGCGACGCTTAACACCACCCTGAGGCTGTACCAATACATTAGTTAGTTTGCTAGCACCATTCTGGTACTGCTTAATATCCACACGAGAACGCAGTAACGGGTCAATCTCGCCACTGGTAAAATTAGTCTGAATATCAACGTATTTACTCATTAGTAGCGTACCGCTATTAAGCTGTAATCCTCGATAGCTTGAGGCGTATTACCTTGTCCGTCAATACTCATTGCAGTACGCATATAGCCACCACGATTATTTTCACCTGGTGAACCTAATGCGACTGTTTTCCAGTAATCAGTCTTAGATACTTGATCGGTAATAGGCTCTGCTAAGTGCCAAGCCATCTGATACTTGAGCAACTGGATAAACCAAACAGGCATTGCTGCCTCAGATACAGAATACTGATAATCAATATAGATAGCTGTCTCGTTAGTAAGCAGCTTATCGCCATAAATCTCCCAACCAGTAAATGGTCGAGCGCCAGCCTGATCGCTAGTGAAAGCGGCTCTAGGTGGGCCAATACGGTCTGATGGGAGTTGATACTCATACTTCCACTCATTAACAGGAGTATTGATAGTACGAGCTAATTGAACCTTCTTAAAAGAAAAACTCCAGGGGTACATCTGGAGGGTAGAGTCTCTTACGTCACTGTAAAGACGATCACAAGTGTTCGCCTCGTCTGTGCCTTCAGTAAAAGACGAGATAGGCGCTGCGCCAAGCAGAATCAACGCATCTGAACAAATACCTATTGCTGAATCACCGGCAGCCATTTTTCTCTCCTATAAGGAAAAAGGAGGCTACCCCTGCGAGCAGAAGTAACCTCCTCCTTAGTCACCTAACTGATTAGTCTGAATCAGTTGCAGTAACAGTCAAGCCGTCGGTTACGTCTACTACGCCAGAAGCGTTAGAAGCAACGAAAACCAAAGACATTACCTGAGTACCACCAGTAGATGAACGAACGATGATCATGTCACCAACTGACAAAGTGTCAGACATGGTGTTGAAATAACCAGCGGTGTTTACATCTGCAATGGTATCAGCAGTTGCGTAAGAGTACACAGAAGGAGAGTTACCAGCCTTCGATGCACCAATGGTTGAAAAACCAGTAGTTGAAAATGCCATTTCTATATCCCCCTATTATGCGCCGTCTTCGTCACAAGTGATTTCGACGATGCCTTCAGCGTCGATGCCTACTGCGCCAGCAGAGAACATAGATGCTACAAGGTGAGAAGTCTTCTCAGGGATGTAGTTGATCTCAGTGCGAATGCCCATGCCTTCTGCATAGCCAAGCGCGCCCTGGTGCCATGCGTAACAAGTACGATCACCAGAAGCTAGAGGTAAACCACCCTCGTCACGATCACCGATAACGTGGAAGTTAAAGCCCAAGAAAGTGTTTACGTCGCCAGAAACAAGAGCTTTAACGCTGTTGTAATCTGATGAAGTCACTTCAGTTTCACCCAACAACGCAGAAAGGTTGTTAGCGTGGATCAAGATGTGACGACCTTCCATAGGAACGTTGCCAGCATCCATCAACTTCTTAGCAGCCAACAACTTGTCCAAGTTCAAGTTGGTGTTCGCGCCACCGATTGAAGATGCAACAGTTAAAGAGCTAGAAGCTGCGTCAAGTGCGTCGATGATCAACTGGTCAGCACGGCGACCGATTGACTTAGATACAACTTGAACCAACTCTGAACGCTCGTCAAAGTTGATTTTAGCTTGGTTGAAGATGTCTGAGTACTCAGCAGCGATGTAATCTGAAAGAGTTACAGTTGCCTGAGAGTAGTCAACATTCATTGGAGTAACGTCAGTTTGTGGAACACGAACTTGCGCTACGCCCTTGCCAATTTTAGGGAATTTGTGAGTAGAACCTTCTACACCAGAACGAAGACGGACGGTATTACGCAGTACAGACTCAGCTTGATAAGCCTGCTTAACCTCCGCATCGAACAGCGTAACAAAGGCGTTTGATACATTAATTGCCATTGTAATCTCCTGAACAATAAAAAACGGTTAATTTCGCTCTTATGGTTATCCACATTGCGTGGGCCTGAACTTGCGTTTTACAACTCGCCCGTTGAGTAGGTCACTACCATTTAGGGTCGCTTGCGCGATTAGCCTGAGATGATTTTATACACTAAACAGAAACTTGCAACAAGTTTCTAATAAAAGCCCCCAACTAAGGGGGCTAGGTTATTGTTTATTGACCAAATGCTTGCTCAAAAAGTTTCTCAACTTTACGTCGATATGCAGGATCACTCTTATACTCAGGCTTACCTACCATCTCATATAGCTCATCTTTCGATGGCATATCAGCAGAAGGTGCCGTTTCTATAGGTACACGACCTTCATAGGATGAACGAAGCTTCTGAAGTGCTTTGATTCCGTTGGCTGTGCCACCCCAAATCTTAAACTCTTCATAGTCTTCAGCACCCCAGATGCCTTTATCAACAAAGCCCTTACCCCATGTTGCCATGTTTTTAATTACAGCATCAGCATTTGGGCCAAGCGCAGCCCGTTCCTGCTCTAATGACATTTGATAGCTTTCAGTTTCATTTGCGCTAAACTGGAGTACAGATTCAGCTAGTTCATTGAAAGCATCTTGGTTAATGCCGTTCTTTTTAGCCCAATCAAGGTAAGTACTTACTACCGGATCATCCTCTGGCATTTCACCAAAGACATCCATTGCATACTCTTCAGGGGCTTTGTGATCGCCATTACGGAACTTCTTTTCTAGCTCTGCATACGACTTAGCGATCTCTTCGAGCATTGGCTCGTTTTCGTCCTGTTGCCAGAACTTTTCGGGCCACCAATCTGGGCGCTCTAATGGTTCTGCTGCTTCCGCTTCAGGGTCAGCAGCCACAT